CGCTGGCCTTTAACTGTGGTACTGGGGGTTGCTGCCCTAGGAGTGGTTTTTGGGGGTTAGAATTTATGGGTCGTTGGTTGTGGTTAGTTGAAAAGTGAGGCGACGTAATTTTCGGCGGCATCACGGTTTCCAGACTTCTTCAGGGCTTCGAGCGGATCGGATTGGGATTTGGTTTTGGGGGCGGCTGAGGGACTGACAACCTTGGGTGCCATAGCTGGCTTGGCGGCTGCCGGTGCGGCAGGCTTGGCCTTGGCTGTGGCGGCTTTCTTTTGGATCGCCTCGGCTTGCTGGAAGCGGAGGGCTTGTCCACGAATGGCGTCACCAATGACGAGTTCCAGATTCGGTAGCTTGCCGATGCCGGGATACGCTTTGAGCGTAGCCATCATCATCTGGCGGGCTTGGGAATCATCCTGGAACAACTCGGGGTAAGCCTGCCGGGCTTCAGCCTGGAAACTCTCGCGCTGTGCGAGGTAGGTCCGGCGGGCGGGCTCGGCCTTAAGGATCTGGCGGGCGAGGCGTAGGCGCTCTTGAAGCTCTTGCTTCGTAAACTTGCGCGTGCTGCCGTTTCCTACATCCACTTCCACTTCGCCGCCTTCGTAGTCCGCCTTTGCAATGAGGTCGGGAACATTGTCGAGAACGGTATTGGCTGCGGCTAGTCGGCTTTCCAGAGCCTCGGGCGTGGTCACATCCGCCAACGGATCGGCGGCATCTTGCACCACGATAGGCTGGGCGCGGGTGAGAGCGTCCTTGGCGGCGGTGAGTTCGGCTTGCAGGCTGGTGGCTTGCTCCTCGGCGCTCTTAGCGCGGGCGGTGAGCCTGTCCACTCGCTTGGCGAGCTTCTTCACAGCGGGCGCTTCGGCGGCTTCGGGGTCTTCCTCTGTGGCGTCGTCTTCGTCCTCGGTGGCGTCTTCGGGTTGTTCGGGATCGTCCGTGGAATCGGCGTCCGTTTCCGGCGCGTCGGTTTCCTCGGTCTGGTCCTCGGGGTTTATGTCAGTGTTGGTCTCATCCGCGACTGCTTCCTGTGCGACCTCTTCGGTCGCCGGACTCTCATCAATGGTCGGGAGTTTGACTCCCAGCGCGTCGATGACTTCGCCGATGCTGAATGCTGTTTCTGTCTGTTCCATGGTTTTTGTTGCGTCCAAGTCGCGGTGTCAGAACTGAGGTCTGGTGCGGGTCCGACATTTTCACGGACTCGCGGCGAGCAGTTCAGCACTCGCGCTGATAGGGGATATGCCTGCAAAATTTGCAGAGCGAAACACACCCGCGCCGGAACTGACCGGAACCGACAGAAAACGACCGAAACCGCCCGTAAATTTATTGCGGAACGACCATTTTCCTGGCGTCAGGAAATTGGTTATTTTTTAGAGTCGAATGCCTCGGCGCGTGTGCGCTCGATCTCCTCGCGCAAGGTGCGAAGGGCTTCCAAGCCGCCTGCGCTGTGGGCGAGCAGGCCGGGGTTCTGTGCCGTTTGCGGCATGCAGGTAATGTCGGCGGCGTCTTCGATGGCGTCTGTTATTTTTGCTATGACGCTGCGGAACCAGAGTTCCTCCGGCGGCACACACCATGCGGCTTGTAGGTCTTCGGCACTCATCAAAACGGAATGTCAGGAGACTCAGAGAGCGGCACGGCCACTGGCTCTGCAGCGGAATCCTCGCGGGGTTTCTTCTGCTCGAAGTAGAGCTTGAAATACTTCTCACCGCTATCGCGGCTTTCGTTCACATACGCGCTGATCCAATACTCGCGGCCCTCAATCGTGCAGGAGCCCTTGTGCGTAGGTTGCGTTTCCTTTTCCTTTTTCTTGTTGCGGGAAAGGCTGCCGTGGTTGTCGGTGCGCTTGGTGCTCATGCCAGTTTTTCCAGATCGCTTGAGCGATACCAAGCGCGACTCCCGCGCTTGCGTATGGGTTTAATCAACGCACTTTCGACAAGCGTTCGGAATTGTCTCTCAGTAACCCCAAGACGGGCCATAACATCGCGGCGGCGGAGAAGTTTCATGCGAAATTCATTATAGGGTGAGCGTGTCAATAGCTCCCTCCTGGGCGGGCTCGCAACATGGCGGGGTCTTCGTAGCCTACGCCGGAGAGCGTGATGTAGCGGAGGATGTCGATCCAATCTTTGGTGGCTCCCTTTTTGCCATCCGCGCCGGTCCATGTCTTAAGAGCATAGATGAGATTCTGACAGCGTTCGGAAATGTAGAGGCGCGGCGAGTTGAGGGCATCGACCGGTGCGTCTTCGTTGTAGGCAAGCCAATCGTTGATGAGCGTGACGCCTTCCACGATGGCTTGCCCGCTGGTGGCGCGGAAGTCGAGGCCGATGCGGTCGCTGCATTGCTCGATGAGCGTTCGCACGCCTTCCTGTGTCATCGTCGGCGTGTTGCCATAGCGGCTATCCATCCAACGCTCGGCGGGCTCGGCGGAGTCGGCTTTCTCGGCGGCGTCGATGATGCGTTTGTAATCCTCGAATCCAAAACCGGCACAGGCTTTTTGCGCTGGCCCAGGGCGGCCGTCTTGCAGCCTGCCATCCGCCTCAGCCCACGCGCCGGGATAGCCCACGCCCTCAATGTATTCGATCTGGTCCGGCCACTCGCGGTAAATCCAGCACCGGCCATCCGGCGTGTAGCGGATCCAAAGCATCGCCCATGTCTTGCCCTCGCCGGGGTCCACAAAGTGAAAGACCGTGCCATCCCCCGGCACCTTGTCGGCAGGCACCACATGCACGGTGTCGCGGAATTTCGGAAACATCGACATCCGCGCCTTGGTCGGCACGCCATAAGCACGCATCAGGATGCGCTCGCGGTTGCTGCCGCGTAGCTCGGTCTCCATGGCCTCGGGGTTACCGTAGGGGTTGTCCGAAGTATGGAAATAAACGACTCGGGCTTTTTCGCGGGTGCATTGCTGGATTCGTGGCACTTGCTCCACGCCGATCAAGTTACCCTCGCGGTAGCGCGGCAGGAGCGGGGCATCGCATTCCTCCAAGATCTTTGCCCCGTCGAGGTATTCTTTGACGGTTGTTGTGTAGCCTTCGATAGGCGTGAAGCCAATACCCAGCTCGCCATCTCGCGTAAGCAAACGGAACCGCAGCGCCTCAAGCCAATCCGGCGTTACCAATTCATCCGCCCATACGAAATCCAACTCCGAGCCTTCGATGCTGGTGACATCCATCGAGTAGAACTTGAACCAGCACTGCGAGCCATTTGGGAGAACGAAGCTATTTTCGGTAAACCCGCCTTTCTGCGAGTAGGTTATGTTTGCCACCGCGCCCTTCTTGAGCTTCCCGCTGGCGGAGGGTTTCCATTCTTTCGGCAGATACTCCCACAAATAAGGCTGCTGGCTCTGGATCGAAGCGGCCTCCGTGCTTTGCAGGCACCACACCTTTGCGCCGGGCTTGTTGACCAGGTGTTGCATGGCCCGCCGCGCATAGTAGCGCGACTTGCCGGATCGGTTGCCTCCGAGGATGAGAAGCTCCGTGACGCCCTTGGGAAAAAGCGCACGCAATTCCGAGAACCCCGCATCCGCCCGCGCCCAAGCGGGATTCTCCCACCCGTAGCGCCAAGGATCCTCCACCATGCGGGCAATCTGCTCCTCCCTCTCGCGGTGTATGGCGAGCAACTGCGCCTCAGTGGCGGCAACTTTTTGGCCTTGATACCGAACAACAAACCGCCCATCGGCCAACCGGCCTTCAACTTCGATGAGTGGGATAACTGGGTTTTGGGTTTGGGGGATCATTTGACCACAGAGGACACAGAGGGCACGGAGGAGGTCGGGACTTCTTTGAATAAAACTTCAAACAAAACCCTATCCTTGTTCAGATAATACAAGGTTTTCGTGTCATAATTCCAAAGGAGTTGGTTAGCTTTAGGAATGTGCAAATTTTTGAAAAACAACTCTCCAGCTTGGAGTAATTTAAACTTTAGCGGTGGAGCACTTTCACGGCCAATATTTACTTCCCCATCAAAATGTGGATTTTGTTTCATATACGAGCAGGCTTCAGTTCGTTTTCATGCAGGCTCAACCAGGCGACGGCCTTCCCGGCATCGCCGACATCATCGACCGTGATGCAGAGGTCGGAGATAACCCCTGCATCTTGCAGGAGGTTGAGCGCATGGGTGGCGTCGATCCGGCGGTGAGCGATGTAGTCGCGGAGGGAGTTCATGTTATTTCCCGCAGTTGGGACATATCGCTTTCCCGTATGGAGTGTAATTTACCGACGATCTACACCTGTGACAAAACCCAATGAAGTTTACAAATTTACGCCAATAATAACGCACCCGATAGCCAAGAATAGTGAGACTCATTTTACGCCCTCCACATTTTCGCTACGGGATTCCTCCCATTGTCTTTTATATCGGTTCAGTTCCTCCCTCGCCTCGTCGCGCTCGCGCTTTAAATTTTTTGCCCGTGCAATACCCTGCTGCAACGCATCTGTTATTGAGACAGGGTGGAAGCCTGCAATTGACTCGATTATCTGAAACCATTCCCTGTCACGTTCTTCCAACGCACTGCGAAGCACCTCCCTCGCCTCGTCGCGCTCGCGCGTTGCCTCGCGCAAAAGCTCCCATGCCGCCAGTTCGCACTGTAAATCATTCTCCCTCTCCGTGTTCTCTGTGTCCTCTGTGGTTAAATTCTTCATAAATCGCTTTCAAAAGTCCGCGCCTTTACGATGAGCCGCCGCGCATTTTCCATGAGGTCGTAGAAAACCTCCTGCTCGCCGATGTCTCGGGTGTATTCCGGTGGTTTTGCGTAGGTCAGGACGGCGCGCAGATTGGCCGCCAGATCCACGGAGAGTTTGCAACAATGCTGCACTCCTGGGTGATCCTGCCATTCACGATGGCAGGCCGGGCATGAGATTGCGGAATCAGATAGTATTGACATAATTAGGGTGCTCGGAGGGTTTTTGATTCATTTGAGAAAGACTCAGCTCAATGTCGCGAATCTCACTCTCGATCTCCGCCAGCATCGACCACTGCTCGCGGGTGTAGGTGCCTGAAAACGGAAACGAACACTTAGAAAATTTGCCGTTCTCGAAGGTAATCAAAACTTTGCCTATAGTGTCCGCAGTGCGAAATGGCCCCAATGGTTCAGGCATGCTTGGAAATAAGTCGAAGTGATATTCCGTGATGCTGCGTGTGGATTTGTGGATGATGTTCATGGTGTTAGTTTTTACTTCTGTCTCTCGTTCTGGTTGTTGCTGTAAGCCTTCTCGGTCACATTTTTGAAAAGGGTGTGCTGGCCGATGAAATTGAGTTTGATTTCCGGCGTGGGGCCGTTTCTTTGTTTTGCCAAGATGAGCAGGGTGTTGTGATCCATCGGCTCGTCGTCGGCGTCGGATTTTTTCTTGTTTTTGTCTAGGCGGTGGATGAGGAGCACGGTGTCGGCGTCTTGCTCGATGCTGCCGGATTCGCGGAGGTTGGAGAGCTTCGGCTTGGAGCCTTCGTCGGCGTCGCGGTTGAGCTGCGCCAGGGCGATGATGGGGACGTTCAGCTCCTTGGCCGTGGTCTTGAGCGCCTTGGAAATCTCGCTGACCTCGAGCGCCCGGCTCTCGCTTGCTCGCTTGGAGCTGCCGTGCATGAATTGCAGGTAATCGACTACGATCAGGCCTAGTCCGTGCTGCGACTTGGCCCGCCTCGCTCGGCTGCGAAACTGCGCCACGGTGAGGCCCGGCGTGTCGTCGAGGTAGAGCTTGCTCTTGACTAGCCGGGTGGCTGCGCCGGAGACGTTGCCCATGGCTCTGCCGTCAAAAAAACCGTCGCGTGTGCGCTGGAGGTCCAAGCCCGCCTCGGAGCAGATGGCTCGGGTCATGAGCTCGGTGCTGGGCATTTCAACAGAAAAGACCAGCGTGGGTACGGCATTTTGCATGGAGGCGTGGAGGGCTATCTGCATGCCAAGGGCTGATTTGCCACAGGCAGGGCGAGCAGCGATGATGATCAACTGCCCACCAAGCAACCCGCCGGTAGAGCGGTCCAGATCGTGGATGCCGGTCTCGAGGCCCACGGTCTCCCCACGGCTGTGATAGACCTTCTCGATATGCTCCACAGCGGCCAGTACGGCGCTTTTGCAATGCGAGACGGGGTTTTCCCTTGTCGAGTGGTCGCGGAGGGCATACAGGGCCTGCTCGCAGCGTTCTTGGGCATCTTCTGTGGTGAGTGCATAGTCGTTTGCCGCCTCGGCCATGGCGAGGGCGGCTTGACGCATGGCCCGGCGTTTCCACACATCGAGGACCTCGGCAGCGTAGTGCCGCCAGTTCATGGTGATGGCTACTTCCTGCACCAGATCAGTGAGATAGGCATAGCCGCCGCACTCCTCAAGCTGGCCGACCTTCTCCAACTCAGTCGTAACCAGGATAAGATCCACCGGCCGGGCGGCCTGCCGCATGGTGGCAATGATGCCCATAATGCTCTGGTGCGCAGGCGAGACAAACTGCTCGGGCGTAAGCGCCTCGAGCACGCTATCGGCCGTGCGGCCGTCGGTAATCGCCGCGCCGACTACGGCTTTTTCGGCGATTTGATTTTCGGGAAGGGTGTTTTTCATTTTTTGTGAATCTTGGGTGCTGCCATCGAGTTTGCCTTGCGGAGCGAAAATCCGAAGCCGAAGAGGTGGAAAACCTTGCAGCACACGGTGGGGTTGGCCTCATACCCGATGAGGCGGAATTGCTCGGCTCCGTCGTCGCTCACCACAGGCGATCCGTCGGGGTGGATCATCGGGGTGTAGATGGGGTCTTCAAGCGGGCGGCTCTCGTAAGTGCCGACCTGCCAGCGGAGGAAGTCATTGACGGCCTCCTCGTTGTGTCGGGTCACGACACAGATGTCGCCGGTTGCGGTGTATTTTGTTTCAAGCGTTTCGATTACATTTATCATGTTGATGTTTTTATTTTTATACTGCTGTGAGTTCGCGTTGTTTTTCACGGACCCAAAATTTCATGCTGTCGGGAAGAAGCGCCCAGGTGGTGAGGTTCACTTCAGGAAATTCCGTCTCGATAAGATCACGCCAGCCATCGGGTTCCGTAGATACAGGAGCCGTCGCGCTCACGCTCGCCCCGCTGCGCCCGGCCCAATCCCGCGCCCGGCTCACTTCGGTGAGGATGTTATTCAAAAGCGTAGCTAAGTCCTTGCGGCGAAACTGCGCCGCCGCGCCTTCTTTTTGCCGATAAGCCCATTCGAGGAACCGCCAATCCTCTTCACTCACGGCCGCCGCCGCTTTTTTATTTTTCTCCCAAGCACGGCT